GATGAAGGTCACCATGCCCACAATACGTGCATGTCCGTCGTTGTGGACAGACTCCTTGGTGGTGGAAGCAGCTGCGTGGCAGACAGGCCAGCTTGAATATGCAGTGGCGGCATTGTGCATTTGGCTCACCACGCCCACTGGTAAATATGTGTGCGCCAGACTGCCAATCCACAAGATCCCTCTTTGCAAGTGGCCTGATAGTGTTAAAGCATTCGCTGTTGAGTGCCGAAGATTGGGACAAGTGTTTGGGGAAGGGCCAGCGGAGGTTGAGCATGCGTTCGCGATGAGGCGAGTGATCAGCCTGGCTGGACGCAGTGAAGCTGACGCGGATTGGGTTAAAGAAGTGGCTGACCGCACGGTCGACACCACTCCCAAGCTGTGTTCTGACGGCAAGCGTGTGAACGCCAGGGCGTACCGACGAGTTAGGTACAAGGTGCTCCAAGATATCGTTAAATCTACGATGCCCGAGCTGCGACGTAGAGGAGGCTCATTCAAGGAGTTCTTACTAACTCGTTGGTGGAGCACGCCTCACGGCACCACCTCCAAGGGCGCTGAAGTCAAGCACAGACTAGGTCAACTAGGGAATCCGAACCTGGACTTGCAGCTTAGGCCAACGAAGCCAGTTGTCCAAGAAGTCGTGACTGTGACTGAGCAGCTCGACGAAATCAGAAGGAAGCCGAAGGCACATGCCAGAGGCTCCACGAAGCCTGAACCAGGGCTCAAGTTGCGGGCGTTGCTTGCGGTGGACGACACGACAGCACTAGTTGCGGGTTACGCTTCACAGTTTGTGGAACTGGTGGCCAAGGTGCAGGGAATGGTGCTCCGCCAGGATCCTGCAGACATAGCAGAATGGGTAAACTTCGACTGTGGCCCTGAAGTGTGGCGAGTCAGCAATGATTACACCAATTTCAACATACTGAATTCCTTCAAGTCAATGCAGCTAATAGACTCATTATACGCTCGAGAATGGCTGAAGTGCTCAGACAAATTCGCGGCGGACAAAGCGCTGGCGTGCTTGTGGGTTGCAGCTTCTCATGCGGACGCGACCTTCACATGCCCCCTCGGCGATTACAGAGCAGTGACAGGGCTGTGGTCCGGGCATCGCAATACCGCCCGTGATAACACTATGTTGCATGTAGTATACTTGACGTGTGTGCAACAAACAATGCGTCACTTGTTCGGCTCCGCAGCTAGTAGTAGCAAGCAGCGGATATGCGGTGATGATGAAACAGTCGCCTTCAAGAGTTGGGCTGGGGCGACATGCCACACTCTAGTTGCAGATGGCCTAGGTTTCCGGTCTCAGGTGGCGAAGGGCATGTTGAGCCGGCGCCATGATGAATTCCTCCAACTGCTCCGCACTCCTGGCAAAGTACCGAAGTACCCAGTAGCCAACACTATACTCACGTTTTGCTCAGGCAATTGGTACAAAGATCCCGTCCGAGAGCTGGAGTCAACGGTGAAAGATATCAGTGACCACCTGTGGGACATGCATCTCGGCGAAGTCCCAATCAAGGTCTGCCAAGAGCTAGGCATTGAGGTCCTGAACTACTTAATGCAGATCAAGCAACGGGACGAGCTACTGCCTTTAGAATGGTGGGAGTTCAGAGGTTGCGGACTACCTGAAGGACACCCACTATGGGGTGGGGTGGTAACTCCGCCTTGTCCAGAGGTACCCGCAAGAGTTGACATCGGCGATGTGCCCAGTGCAGCTGCAGGTGACTCAGCAGTGTTGGAGGCGCCTATCTGGGACATAATCGGCCGGAAACACATGGGTCGAGTCATTAGAGAACGGGTTGGCCAGTCATATCGCAGTGTGGCCAAGAATGCTCTCACCCAAGAATACGACCGGAAAGTTGCCCAGCTGTGGCCCCGACGCCGTAACACACATGGTGGTGAATGCCCAGAGTTCCGTCAACCTATACCGCACAACAGATGGCGCGCCAACATCGTCAGAAACTCAGAGCGTTCAGCCAGGGCAGTGGCCATCAAGGTGCACTTCCCCCCTGAACTGCTTGACACCCCCGAGATGTGGATCGCTCTGCCACACTTAAATCCAAGAGACCGCTCCGCAATGCTCCAGGG